GAGGGATTCAAATTTCTCGATCATATCCCCCAGGAATTACGCCAAAACACAAATTCAACGGAGATGAAAATAACATTGAGGAACGGTTCAATCATCCAGGTTATAGGGTCAGACAATTACGATTCGATCATGGGGACCAACCCCATTGGGTGCGTTCTCTCAGAATTTGCGCTCCAGGACCCGAGAGGTTGGGATTATGTGCGGCCTATTCTTCGCGAAAACGATGGATGGGCCGTTTTTAATTCTACACCAAGAGGGCACAACCACCTATACAACCTCTACAATATGGCAAAAGATAATCCTGACTGGTTTTCCGAGTTGCTGACTGTAAAAGACACTGGCGTTTTGACAAAGCGTGACATTGACGATGAGCGCAAATCTGGAATGAATGAGGATTTGGTTCATCAAGAGTTTTACTGTTCGTTTGATGCTGCGTTGCCTGGTGCGTTTTTTGCTAAAGAAATGGCTCAAGCCAGGGAACAGGGGCGTATTTGTGGTGTTCCTATAGTCCCCGGTGTCCCCGTAGACACACACTGGGATCTCGGGATGGATGATGCTACTGCTATATGGTTTTCTCAAACTATTGGCCGTGAGATTCATCTCATTGATTACGAAGAGCATTCAGGTGAAGGCCTCGCTTTCTATGCAGATCTTTTAAGGGAGAAAAAAGAAAGCAACGGCTGGTCTTACGGGATACATAAGGGGCCTCATGACATTGAAGTTAGGGAGTTGGGAACAGGCAAGAGTCGCCTTGAGATTGCCGCCGAAATGGGATTGAAGTTTGAAGTAGCGCAAAGACCACAACGAAAAGAAGATGCTATTGCTGCTGCCAGGAATATTCTCGCTTCATGTTGGTTTGATAAAGAGCGATGCAATACAGGTATTCAAGGACTCATAAGCTACCGTAAGGATTACGATGAAAAGAATAAGGTTTTTAAACTCAGACCTGTTCACGATTGGGCTTCACACCCGGCTGATGCCTTTCAGACCCTTGCGTTAGGATTTCAGTTTAGGCAAAAAAAGAAGGCTTTCAGACCAAACAGGAGTAAGAACAAGTTCTAAATGATGGATTTGGTAGAAAAACATAAATGCCAAAAACACAAAAAAGCAAACGAGCAAGAGCCGCTAAGAAATCAGCTAAATTTGCAGGCCTGAGATGCAACACGGCTCATACGAGTCATATCAGCGCAGGGGATTTACGGGCTAAGAAATTGTATTGGGAAAGAAAGTATAATAACGCAACTTAACTTTTAACGGGTTCACTTACCCACGGTTAGACTAAACCAGGGTAGATATTAAAACTTTGGGATAACTAAAGCGAAAAAATTCCAGGCAATGTCTGAACCCATTGACAACCTGGCCCTTGATGGTTTTTGGGGATGCCGAGAGATTAGCCGATAGAGCCTATCCAGTAAATAAACTATTGGCTAATGGTTGCAGGCTAAAGCAACCGGGTAAATCAGTCGTTAGGCGTCAATTAGGCTGATACTAAGGATACCGAGTAACCTCTGTCTGTGAGAGCCTTACTGGACTCAAATCAGTCACCCGCTTTTCTACCTGCGGGTTTATCAAGGGGTAAAAGGGTTTCAATAGATTTTAAAGAGGTTAGTAAGTGTCACTCACCACCTACCGAAATTGACGTAAGTTATTGAAAGTAGTGGGGTGAGTAATCCTTACCTGATGGGTAAAAATGATAACCACGCTCAACGAAAAACCAGATATTAAGAAACTTCAATCATGGGTCTCCGAGGCGCACTGGGCGTCAACGGACTGGCGAGCTGAGTCCTGGCGTGATTCTGAAATGTATGATGGATCGCAATGGACAGATGATGATTACAAAGATGCTGAAGATGTAGGCGTAACCCCTCTCGTTATCAATCGCACATTTCCCGTAGTAAATTTAATTCTGGGATCACAACAAATCAATCAAACTGATATAGACGCAAAAGGCCGGACTCAAGAGGATTCGGAGATTGCACAGGTAATGTCTGAGGCAATTAAATTTGTGATGGATCAAAACGAGGGCCAATTCTTAATATCCGCAGCGTTTAAGAACGCTACCATTCCCGGTGTTGGATGGATAGCTCCTGGTCTTAATAGAGACCCGAGAGAAGAACGATTATCTTTGAAACGGAGAGATTGGAAGGAGGTTTTTTGGGACCCATATTCGTCTCCATGGGTAAATCCTGACCGCTGCCGATATGTATTTCATCAACGGTGGATGGACCTGTCTGATTTCCAGGCGTCAATCCCAGACAGCAAAAGGGATATGCAGGATGCTTTTACCGAACTGGCAGGTAGAGAACAAGGCGAGTGGGGTTCAGGGTATCAGGATGAGGCAACAGACGTCGAAGAATTAAAGAGGACTATGGCTGGGAGTGATTGGGCCGATGCTGAAAGACGGCGTGTTAGGCCTGTTGAGTTATGGTATCATTGTTACGAAAAGGCTTGGTTTGCGTCCCTTGCCGATGGTAGAGTTGTTGAACTACGGGAGGATATGCCGCCTCAGATTCAATTACAGATTGTCCAAGCGTCACAGCAGGTTGTCAGCGCCGTTGTAAAACGTATGAGAGTTGCCGTATTCCTCGGAGACCTTCTCCCGCAAGACATTCCTACTCCTTACCCCCATGATGAATTTCCATTCATTCCCTTTATTGGCTACATAGATCGCTATGGTTGTCCTTTTGGTGTCCCGCGTCAGATACGGGAGCAGGATATAGAGGTGAACAAGCGAAGGTCAATGGCATTAGCTCTTCTCAAGTCCCGCAGGGTAATAGCCGAGTCTGATGTTGCTGACGATTCTGGGGGGCTTGACCATGTTTACGAAGAGGCTAATAGCCTTGATGGATTTATAGTGGTTGATCCGGGGAAACTAAACAGCTTGACAATTTTGGAGAACCAGGACCTTGCACCGGCCCAGGTTGCGCTCCTGCAGGAATCAGAAAGAGAAATTCAGGAAATTGCCGGGACAAATGCGGAACAGATGGGTTATGAGTCAAATGTCACATCAGGAGTGGCGCTCCAGAAGCGGATGAATCAGGCACAAACCATGACGGCCACGTTATTTGAAAACCTGAGAAGATCCCTTAAGCTTTTAGGCCAACAATTACAATCAAACATACAGGGGTTTTGGACAGGAGAAAAAGTCCTGCGGGTTACAGACAGAATGACGGGTGCGGAGAGATTTGTAGCGCTGAATGAGCCTCTTCAAATGCCGAACGGAATGATAGCTATCAAAAATAATATCACCCAGGGTAAATACGATATTATTGTCAGTGATTCGCCGCATACGGATACAATCAAAGAACAGAACCTTGCTTTATTGCAGGAAGTCATTAAAAAGGCACCGCCAGAGTTGGCTCCACCGTTGTTGTCTTTGTCTTTTGAGCTTATGGACTTGCCCAACAAGGAGGCGTTACTCACCAAATTAAAACCAATATTAGGCATGGGTATAGATGAAGAGAATATGGATCCCGCTGAACTTAAACAGAAAGCTCTTGAACAGATGCAGGCACAGCAGCAAGCTCACGCACAGCAAGTCCAAGTCGAACAGGCAATGATTCAGCTTGATATTGAAAAGAAACAGCTCGAGAATGCTAAATTACAGGCAGAAATAGAGGCTATCCAGGTCAATGCCGGAATTAAGACCATAGAGGCTGAGGTTAAAAAAGATCAGCTTGAATTGAATGCATACGAGGTGGGGTTTGACACTCAAACAAAGGCTAATGAGGCTATGCAGGTTCCTGAACAGGGAGGGGAGCAGTGAATAAAGCGGAAGAAGCGGCATTTGAGCGCAAGGCAGATGCACATTTCAGGGGACACAGGGGGAGTCCTTTAGGCCGGGATTTCAGATCCTTCCGTTATAGATTTGATGCCCCTACTAATGACCCTGATTTTAAATCCAGATTCGATAGGACCTTTCCTGACGCTCCAGGGAGCCCGAACTGGTTTCAAGGGAAGTTTGGAGGATTGTAATATGACAAGGAAAAATTATGGAGTCATTGACTGAAAGGCGTGCAAAATTTGTGTATGAAGGGGCAAGAATAGCCGCGATAGCTTCACAGGCACCCATTGTCCCTGTTTCATGGGATGAAAGAGAAAATGCTTTTAAGTCTCAATTTTTAGAGGTTATTGAACAGCAGTGTGGTCAAATGAGATCTAAGTCACCAGAAGAATTACATGGTCAATGGGTGCAATCTTATATTTCAATGGGGTGGAAGTATGGACCTGAATATGATCGAGAAAAGAAAATACATCCTGACCTTATGCCTTATGCTGATTTGAATCAACTTGAACAGGATAAGGATGCTGTTTTCGTGCGCCTATGCGAAATAGCAAGACAATGGATATATGACTAACCAAGTCTTTCACTGGATAAACCAGTGAAGACCACCTTTTTTGTTTTAAACCGCCTGACGAGCGTAATCACGTCAACAAAATTTCGGGGATGCCTACCCGATATCCAGGCAAGTCGCCATATCTCAGGGCGTAAAAGGAGGACGGCAGATGACAGGAACAACAGAAACTATTGACCCGCAAAACCATGTTGAGGAAGTAGAACATCAACCAGAAGATCAGACAAACGAAGGACCGGAAACCCAGGACTTTCCACCTCTCTTTGACGATGAGAGTGAGGCTTTGACTGAAAACCAGCTTACAGGGGAAGAAGAATCACCAGAGAGCGAAGAAGAAGCGGTGTCGCCTCCGCCGGAAGGTGAAGAAACCAAGCAAGCTGATGAAGATGAACAAAAGGTTGAAGCCGAAGAGGAAGAGAAGGCCGACGGAGATGCCCAAGAGGATGATAAACCCCCTCAAGGTTTTGTCCCTTTAGCGGCCCTTCATGAGGAACGGGGGAAGCGTCAGTACCTATCTCAAGAGGTTGAGACTCTCAAGACTGAGATTCAAACCCTCAAGCAGTCCCCGCAGCCATTGAAAACAGATAGCGATTTCAAAGTTTTGTCTGACGAAGAGTTCCAGGAATTGCGTGGAGACGACCCGGAAGAAGCCATTGCCTATTTAGGGCGTTTAAGGGCTTACGATATTGACCAGGCAAGAAAGGCCGACATTGCGAATAGAGAGCAGGCAATTATCGAGCGAAGCACTCAAGCTATGCGTGATGCGATTCCTGAAATTTATAATGCTGGCAGTACGATCAACGAAGACCTCAGCAAGTTTGCTGTGGAGCAAGGGTTTAGTGAAGAATATCTGCCGATTATGACCGACCCCCGGACCAAGGTAATTCCTCCAGGGTCCGATGAACCTGTTTTGTTAGGCGACGTGGCAGTAGGCCAAGTCAAAATGCTGCATAATCTTTTTCAGCAAAGGGCCAACAATACTGGCAGGGCGGCAATAGAAAAAGAAGTCACTGCACGGGTAACGAAAGAGGTTACTGACAAGGTGACAAAACAAATAATGACAAAATTCAAAGCAACACCCCCCGAAGAATACCGCAGCCTCGGGGATATCCCTGGTGGTGAAGAACACTTCGATGTGACAAAGAACCGGACTGCCAAAGAGGTAGACAGGATGTCAGAGGCACAGCGAAGGGTATACCTTGGGGGGTAAGTTGCCGGAGGGTTAAGATATGGCATCAACCGAATTTGCGTTAGGAGACGCATTAGCAGTACAGAGATGGTCTGCCGAGCTTGACCGTGAAACTCCTAAAAAGATGTATTTCAGGAAATTCATGGGCAACTCCAGAGACAATATGATCGTTGTCAAAAGTGAATTGAGCAAGAAGGCCGGGGAAAAGATTACCTTTGGCTTAAAGATGAAGCTCTCTGGAGATGGCATCGAAGGCGATAACATCATTGAAGGAACCTCAGCAGAAGAGGCCTTGAGCTTTTACAGCCAATCCCTTTTTGTGGACCAAAGGCGTAAAGGCACGAAGTCCAAGGGCCGGATGAGTGAGCAGAGGGTCCCGTATAACATGAGGCGTGAGGGCAGAGACTCCCTCGCTACTTGGTACGCAGAGGACTATGATGAACAGATTATGCTCTATCTTGCGGGCCTCCGGGGTATTGATTCCTCGTTTCATGTCGGCACTTCCTGGACCGGAAGGGCTAATAACACCCTGACCGCTGCCAATAGTGATAATCTGATTTATGGTGATGACGCGACCAGTCCTGCTACTTTGGCCGCAACTGACACCATGGAACTTCCGATTATTGACAGGCTGTTGGCAAAACTTGAGACAATGGACCCTGCCGTTAATCCTTTTACCGTGAAGGGCGAGAAGAAATATGTACTCCTGATGCATATTTGGGATGCGTATAATCTTCGTAATGCCACCTCGGCGAATGATTGGATTGACATTCACAAGAATACGGACAGTGCAAAGTCCCTGATCTACCAGAACGCCCTTGGTGAGTTCAATGGGATGATTCTCCATAAGCACCGCAACGTTATTCGTATGGATACCACTATTACCACCTATGCTGTTGAGGCTTCAAGGTCTTTGTGCCTCGGCGCTCAGGCAGGGATTATTGCATGGGGTGGGGCTGGTGGGGCTGGACGTTACACATGGAACGAGGAAAAGGATGACCGTGGAAATGCTCTGGCGATTACTGCTGGAACTATCTATGGGTGTCAGAGGACTATCTACAACAGCAAGAGTTTTGGTCTGATTGCTGTGGATTGTGCCTGTTCAGATCCTAACTCGTAAACACTTAATCCTCTCCCGATGTCGGGAGGGGGTGATTCATTATGGAGGTTAAAAATTATGGCAACTCGAAAAAGCGCAGCTTGCATAGCCAACTACGCACCGGATGCGCCGGATGGAAACGTAAAATGCAGAATCGGTACCTGGACGTATGCTGATGACGGAACTGCTGTTGCAGATGATGTTATCCAGATGGTTCCTGTGCCGAAAGGGGCTCAGATTATTGACATCCTTATAGGATGGACCGCTTTGTCCGGCGGCACGTTTGACGTTGGGGACGGCACCACTGCTGACAGGTTTTTTGACGGCCTCACGGCCAATGACATCGGCAGGGTTTCAATGTTCGGTGGGTTTAACGGAAGTGCCGCCGCTGCGGAAGGCGTATGCGAGGGAGCAACCAAGGCGAATCTTGGCTATGAGTACACTGCTGCTGATACCATCGATATCACCCTGATTTCCGGGGATGTTGAGTCCGGGGATGAGATTACCATGATGGTTTTATACAAAGTACAAGGCGGAATATCTGATGAAACATAGGCCGTAACAGCCTGTAACCGATAACCCTACAACCCTCCGGGAGTTTACAGGGGGGAGGCGTAATACCTTCCCCCCAGGCTAAAACTAAGTATTTATGGAGGATTTTAATTATGGCGAATTTAAGGGCAAGACCCGAATGGCGCTGGACGGGAAACGACAATAGCGCCATTAACTTTTACCAACTCAATCTCGGTCTCAAGAGTAATGCCGGGGCTATATTAGGCGGCGGTACTTCAAGCGATCCCGTAACTACGGCGACGGCTGATACCAAGTATATGTCGTTCTATCTGGCGAACACTGCAACCTCTGGCGATAATCGAGGATTGTATCTCCGGTTCTACCTGTCAGGTGCAGGCGGTGGCGGTGAAGCCGCAAGGCTCTTTACGACTGTCAACAATGTGGCTGCAAGTACGGCGCATGGCGCTCATATCTCCCTTAGCTTTGGGGCTACGGGTACTGTCACAGGCCAAGGGATCGCATGTAGGAATACCCTGCATATCCCAAATGCCAGCCTTGGCGGCGGGAATGTCAAGTATTCTGCGCTTCAGGCTGAAATCTGGAGCGATGGGGCAAGTTCTGACCCGAACGGCAATTACCTGTCATGTATCCGGTGTTTGAATGCTGGTAACGCTACGGGTATGGCCGATGTGGATGATGATTGCGCCTTGTTCGACATTGAGGGTTTCACGGACGCCACGGGAAATATGGTGTACGGCAGCACTATCCGTATCAGGGTGGCGAATGTCGACAAATACCTGGTGCTGTCTACGGCTGAAGATACGTTGACCCTTCCTGATGCCTTGAGCCTTACAGGCACGCTTACCGTTGGAGCGTCCGGCGCTGGTCACGATGTCACTTTCTACGGGGACACTGCAGACTGTGACTTTTTGTGGGACCAGAACGGCGACACTAACGGTCTTTTGTCCCTGGGTTCATCCGGTGGAAGCAAAGGCGTTGACTTTATGGCCTACGGAGACACCAATGGCAATTACCTTCATTGGGATAGAAGCGCTGATGACTTGCTCCTTGTCGGAACGGCTACACAGTTTTCTGTAGCCGGAACCACTGACGCCAGCAGCGCAACGACAGGCTCTATCAGGACTGCTGGAGGTCTCGGGGTTGCGAAAAAGGCTTATATCGGAACCTCCGTTGTCGTTGATGGGACCACTGCATGGTCTACCGGATTTAATTCCGCCGGACTTCTGATTGCCGCTGATGAGTCCGGTACGGCTATTGCCCTTGGGAGTAACGCCGCTTCGGTCTGTGTCGAGCGTGTCAATGTGAGCGCGCAGATTACAGGCGGTAATTACCTGATGGGCAAGTATGCGTCTCTCGCAACATCCGGTTCCTATGGCGCTACCGGCTTTATCATGGGTAATTATTACAAGGTCAGCGTGGACCATCTTGTGCAGGAAGTTTACGCACAGCGGGGCCGCATAGTGATAGGAGCTGCTTTGTCCGGTAACACAGCGAATCAGTTCATTGGCTTATTTGGACAGGTTGATGTGGGCGCATATGCGTTAGACCTTGCCGCCACTGGTGGTTTGCATGGAGTGTATGGCAGGATGGAAATTGCCTCTGGAGCTACCTGCGATCAACAGGCAGTAGGTGTGTATGCGGATGTCTCATACATTGCCGCAGATATAGCCGGAGAGACCAATGGCATGAAAGTGTATGCAGGCGGTGGAACCTATTGTGACTACGGTTTCAATTTGCACTGCATCACGAACAACATGACCGCCGGTATCAGGGTTTACCCGGATGATTCAGCGGTTTTACCCGTTGGTATCCTGTTCGAGAACGGGTCCGGTGCTTCCATCTCTAAGGCATTTAAGTTCAACTCTGCTTCCAACTGCGGTGTTGCGGCCAATACCAACACTTTAACCCTTACGCAAACATCTCACCACATTGTGGTTGATATAGCCGGGACTGACTATTACGTTCCGATATTCGACGCAAGCACTTGGAACTAAGGAGTAAAAGCCATGATAACCTTAGAAACTACCCACCCGGAAGGTTTGGTCAGAATGTCAGGCGGAGAAACTTTTGAGGTCACCGCCGGGAAGAGTCTAAAAATTGAGACTTCTCCAGGGGGCATTGAGATTCTGGACAGCCAAGTCCCAAGAGGCAAGACCTGGGCCGTCAGTATCAGCGTCCAGGTTTCCGAAACCGACGCATAAGCGCACGTCCTGAGATAGAACCCTCCTCGTTCTTATCCGGGCGGGGTTTGAAAAGCCAGAAACTCCCGGCTGGCTTTCTCAGGACTCACTATTACCGGGAGGCAATATACCGGGAGGTAATATACCATGAGAAAGATTAATTTCCAGGATTATAATGTAACAGTCCAGACACCAGAAGGCGAAAAGCGGCAAATCCCCTATGAGGTTAAGGACTCCATGATTAGTCTGCTTTTTCATCCTGACCTAAAGTTAGGCGGTGTGGAGCTGCTCAAACAAAACGAGCTTGCTGGCAAGATACTCAATGCCGAACCGGGGGATCTCCTCCTTGAAGAGGCAGAGTACAATAAGCTCACGCAAGCCATTAATGTTATTAAGGGTTATGGCCGCAATGAAGTCGAGCTTGTGAGGCGCATTCTTGAGGCGCCGGAGGTGGAAGTAGAGGCGAAGGAAGGCGTCAAACGGGTGAAGTAATGGGAAAGGTAAGGGTTAAATACACCCACCAGAGGCTTCCTTGTACCCTCGAAATGCCATGGTTGAGTGAACCGCTGACATGGGATAAAGAGACTGGCAGGATTATTGATGTTGATTACGGGGACGCTCTCAGGCTGGCAGAAACCAGTGGGCACGACTTTCACATTATCCCCGATTTATCGGCGGGACCCGATCTTCTGCCCGCTCAGACTTTAACGCAAGATTTGGAAGAACGAAACCTGTTCAAATGTGAGCTGTGTGGCAACACCTATAAACACCTAACAAGCCTCATCAGGCATAAGAAGGACAAACATGGGGACCATAACAGGGAATGAGATTCTAACCCGAGCGGCCACACTGTTGCAGGACCCGGATTACACAAGATGGTCAATGGCACAGCTTCTTGACTGGTTGCATGATGCACAACGGGATATCGTCATGAGAAAGCCTGACGCATATACACGGTCTGTCAGCACCGTCATGACGGTAAGTGAGGTTAAGCAGTCCCTTCCCTCAGACGCTATCATGTTGTTAGACATAAGC